TCCTTGGTTCATAAAAAAAACCACACCCCAAGTCGGTCCTGAGGTGTGGCCTCCAGTCATCTAGTCTGCTGGTCTAGTCAGTTAGTTAGTTACTAAAGCCTGTGCTTGCCGCGACCCTTGATGAGCATCCTCGTTAGCAGGGTTCGAAGTAGTCCGGGCTTGGCTCTGACTGTGTGGTACTTGTTTACAAGCTCATCTAGTTCAGCTACCGACAACGGGCCTCATCTCATTGAGTAGAAGCTTGGCCTCGTGCATGGCTTCAATAATCTTGATCCACTGCTGGCCTTCAGTAAGCTGGTCAAACTCTTCAATGCTCAAGTGATTCTCCTTAGGCGCTAACGACTTCACGGAATGCTAGATACAGGTCTGGTGAAGTGTCGTCGGTTGGGAAGTGGTCGAGTCCATAAGGCGGGATGTTCTCTTGCATCCTCCGGTAGAAGCGCATCAGGTAGTTCCATTGCCTGACTGCTTCGGAGCCGTATCGTTCGACGTCCCAAATGTTCATGCTGGATAGTTGACGTTCCCAGGATTCGGTTAGCTTCAGATTGCAGGTGTTGCAGAGGAGTGCTCGAATGCATCGGCCACAAGACTTGTGCTTATCGGTTGGCTGATGGCTGCATCCGTGCCAGTGGTCAACTGCTAGCTTCTTGCCGTTCTCGGCCTCGGTCTTACCGCATAGTGCGCAACCGTAGCTTTGGGCTGCAAGCATGCTGTTGTAGTCGTCGAAGCTGATGGAGTAGTTACGCCGGAGATCGTTGTCCTTGGATCCAACCTTGCATAGTGGGTACAGCGGGTTTGAGAACTCACTGGATGGATGATGGGTGTTATGCCAAGTGCATGGTTGTGGTCCTTGAAGCATCGGATGGTTACGAGCTTCTTCAGGTGTGCTGATTTCAATGTTCAAGATGTTCTCCTTGGAGGTTTGTATAAACGGTTACCAAGACGATTGAGGGCTTTTGATTAGCCCTCCACTAGTAATACGGTGTCACAAGAATTGTCACACTTAGACTCCGGAGAGTTAATCTCGACGGAGTGTGTATGTGTTCTCATTAGTAATCTGTGTTGCAGGATTTGTTACAGATACTCCGGAGGAAGGAACTTCCGTAGGAGATAGCAACGGAGTAGATAGGTTGTAGTTACTTCATCCATTGATAGCTTTATAGCTCCTTCGCTAGGGCTGCGGAGCGTAGCGGTAGCAGCTATCTATTAACTATTTCATCCGTTGCTTAATGGTTCCTCCGCTTGGGCTACGGAACCTTAGTGGAGTAGCTATCTATCAATCATCATCCATTGCTTATTCATAGGCCGGTGGTCCGGCCAGTAAGCTTGTATGTTTTTATGTATAGGGGATAAGAGGTGTGGAGAGAAGGGGATCCTTTACTTAGCAGGATTTGCATCCACCCTTTGACCTGCGGTTACTTGAATCCCCGTTGCTGAACTCCTGGGGCTTGTATCCACCCCGTCTAATTCTGCATCCACCCTTTGACCTGGGCTTTTAAGTTTCTCTCTCCATTGCGCCTTATTGTGTGCATCCAGTAACAGAAAGTGTGCATCCACTTTGGTTGTAGTGGTTACAGCTCGGGCGTCTTCCACTTGTACTCATCGGTGAAGCTCCAGGCGGAACCGGTCTTAGTAATCGGTAGCTGCTTACGCTGGAACATTGACCTGAATGCTGAGGTCTTCCCACCGAACTCCTTGGCCAGTCGTTCAGCCGCCTTGTTCTGTGAAAGGCCCTGGCAGGTGTTGACGACGAAGCTGGCATATTCCATCTCGTCAGGCTCAGGCTCAGGATCGAAACCCCATGAGGTCTGAAGTGCGTCTAGATCAGAGTCGCTTATTACGCTGCCGTACTCGTACATCTCCAGCGGCTTAGGACGGTCGGCTACTAGCTTCTCGTGGGCCGCATAGTCAAAGGGCTTCACGTCAATGTAAGTGATGTCTAGCTGGTCAAGCATGTTCATGTGTTGTTCTCCTACGTGTTCAATATGAGTGTTGGTAGGCATAAGGAAAGGCCCTCAGCGAGTAGCCAAGAGCCCGTGTAAAACTGTTCTCACTATGTAATCTGTGTCACACAATCTGTCACATATGCGAGAGCCAGAAATGCACTCTCCCCCCTAATACTGTGTTACAGCTTTTGTTACACGCGGTGACCTGCTCAAACATCCCTGTCACGCTTTCCGGAGTTACAGGAACGGCACATAGCTTGCAGGTTCTCCACCATGGAAGGTCCGCCCTTGCTCCAGGGAATGATGTGGTCAGCAGTATTCGCGAAAGCCCCACACCCGCGAACCGAACACGTCCAATTGGCGGCCTCTAGAACGATGAGACGATTCCTCTTGAACTCGGCCGTTGCGTATGGCCCTCGTGGCTTGTTGGGCCTGTATCGGTTAGCTGCTGGCGGATGAGTTGGGCATCTTCCATCGGCCACCGGCCTACGACAGACACCGCATGGTCTTAGTGGCATGAATGCTCCTGTGTGGCTCTCAAATGGTTTCTGACGGCCTACTGACGCCTACCTGGTGCCTGCCTGCCTACTGGGCTCACAGGCGCTCTCAGGGCTTCTCGTGCGGGTGGCCATCCTTGTGCAGCTCAACCAGGCGATCCATGTTCTTCTCGATGCGGTTCAGCTTGTCGGCAAGGCTTGATCCCCCGTTGGGCACCAGGTGATGCCGGATCTCATCGTTCATCCAGCCCTTCATGCCTCGAAACATCATCCGACCGCCAATAGCTAGCACGGCGATAACAACCGTAGACAGAGCACTAGTAAGCACTCCAAGTGATACAGGGTCCATTCATCCTCCAGTGATTTAGGTCTTCTCAGTTCGCACAGTAAAACTCGTAGGTGAACTCACCATTGATAGGAAAGTCCATACGGAAACCAGTCGGATTAGGAACCCCTTCCAGCGCCCGCGCAATCGCCTCAACGCTCGCCTCAGGAGTCCGCGTAATCGCCCAATACTTGCCCCCATCGCTCTCCGAGCACCGAACGGTCATACCGTCTCCAGTGAGCACCACAGGCATCTCCTCAAGTGAAATCATTGACGTCACCTCTCATGTCAGCGAACAGGCATCTCCCTCCTATATCTGTGTTACAACTTCTGTCACAGCATCAAGCATGGTTGAGGTTGCAGCGGACATGAAAAAGGCCCGCACCAGGCGATGGCACGGGCCTCTGTGGTGGATCTACTCGGCCTCTTCCTCATCGATGCCCTGAGCCAGCAGAAGAAGCTTGTTCAGGTCCCCCAAATCCATGCGGAACTTAGGAGCGCCGGACTTCAGGGAGTAGAAGAGCCGAACGCCCATCTCCTGAAGCCAGAGGTTCCGCGCTTCCTTGTCCATTGAGTTCCAGTATTCGGCCACCGTCTCGCCAGTTGCTTCATAGCGGAATCCCGCCGGACGATTGGGAAGTGCTACAAGTTTGTCACGCCTACTCATGAGCTTTTCCAGCCGAGAAAAGTACTCTTCCCTGTTACGGATGAGACCCCTGTCTGACTCTTCCTGGAGGCTGCTAATCGAGTCGTCTACTTGCTCCAGCTCTTCCGTGTAGTCCTCGCCGGGAACGAATACCTTGACCCTTCGAGGCTGGCTGCCAACCATGTCGAGAATCGCTGACTCTAGATACCCATCAAACACACTCATCTTGATTGAGGGGTTACCGCACCTCTCGACATCCGTCCGCCCGTTGATCCGCTTCCCGATAGTCGCGCACCGATACCGCCGATCGCTCTCCCACTTGCTTTTACCTGATCCGGTCGCCTGAAGATTGGAGCCGCAATCAATGCAGCCACCGACGTTTCTACCAAGGGAGGTTCCTGCCCTCGACCTTGAAGCGGAAGACATGCCATCAAGCTTCTTCTGAAGGCGGTTCCATTCCGCAATCGTCAGAAGCGCATCACAGTAGAGGACCGGCATCCCCTCGGCATCCTTGACGACAACCCCATTAACTTCACGCTGCCCGATGAGGTGTCGAGAACGGAGCATCTTAGTAATGGCCGCCCCTTGCCACTGTCCCTGTTCCTTGGACGTGGGAATGCCTTCCTCGTTGAGGGTTTTTGCGATGGCGTTGATTGCCTTCCCCTCGTAGAGCAGTTCTAGAATCCGCTGAAAGCCCTTCACGGTGTTGGAGTCGATGACCAGCTTCCCGTTAACCCGCTTACGCCCATACGGAACATGGCCGCCCACGTCTCGCCCTGCCTCGTTGAGGGTCTTGCGCGTCTGCTGGTTCCTGGTCTTGATGTTGTTCAACTCCATCTCAGCGAGGATTGCGAGAATTCCAGCAACAGCCCTCCCGATCTCGGTGGACAGGTCAAATGAGTCCCTGGTGCAGATGAGAAGCTTCCCGCTGTCTTCCAGCCACTTCATGAGCTTCGCGAAATCGAACATGGTACGGCTGATGCGGTCGAGCTTGTAGGAGATCAGCCCGTCGAACGTGTGAGGCTTCTTCAGCCACTTACCGAGTTCGGGACGCTGCCACGGGTCGAACTTGTCTGCCGAGACTCCGATGTCGATAGCCCATCCGATGATCTCGAAGCGCTTGCCCTCTGCCTCTGCCTGCCGGTTCTTCAGTTCGACGTCAGCGAGGATCGCCTCAGTCTGTCCTGCCTCTGAGACGGCCTGGTCTCCGCTTCGCTTGGACTGCCGTACGACGCCTACAAGCCGGATGACTTCCACGAGACTCCCTGTCGTTTGTGCTGGTGGGAGGCTAGTTGGAGCTCTGTGTTTGCGCCATCCTCGCCACCGCGCTGGTACTGGATACACAGACACTCTAACTGCCAAGCTGCCTGACGTGGATCAACTGTGGAACACGGAAGACATGAGCCCCGTCGAACAGGCCGTCTACCTGGTGCGCCTGAGATCGTCCCTGCGGGCAGCGCATGAGGTCCTGGGTGCCAACCTGCAAGCCGTCCTAGCAGGGGCAGTAAGCAGTGATCTGGACTCCACAGCTAAGGCTCTAGGCGTCACTCCGGCTGTAGCCCTACGCATGGCCACCGATCCAGACACGCCAGATGTGGCCTTGTTGCGGCGCGGGATCATGATCGCCCGTCGTCGTCCTGGTCTACCCGTTGACGCAATCGTCAGAGGACGTGAAGCGATCCACATTCATGGCGCATCCGATGCTGACATTCGCAGAGTCGCTGAACTGTTGGTGCTGATAGCTAATGAGGTGCCGTTGGACAGTGACGCCTGGACAGGTGCCAAGACAGACGAGAAAGCGACCTTCGTTCAGGCCGTGGCGTATGCCCGATCGTTGGCTAGAGCCTCCTAATTCACTCGAACGAATGTCCCCATGCCAGGCTCCGTATAGGTCAGCCCATCCGCGCGGAGCTTGTGAAGGACCTTCTGACCGGTGGCCGTAGCGATCCCGAACTCATCCTGAAGCTTCAGAACTGACGGCAGCTTCTCGCCTGGTTGGTAGACGCCAGTTTCGATGCGCTCACGGATGATCTCGTACACCTGCATCCAGCGAGGCACGTCCGGCTTCCACTCCATCATGATCGAAACAGTAGGCAGTGCTTGACCTGCTGAGCGATAGCGGCACCCCTAGCATGCCTAGCTAGCCTGAACTACCATCGACGCATGACCAAGCTCAGTAGAACGATCACGCTGGATCTCGGCGGGCGATTGGTTGTGGCCCCCACAGAAGCGCCCATTCTGTACTACGTCGAGACGTTCAAGCCCGCATGTAAGGTGCTGCCTCATCAGGTCCACGTCACATCCGACAAGGGAACCGCGTGGGCATTCCTCGCTGGCTCGCTCGTCCCCGATGGTGAGGGGCATGTGGTCGCCTACGACATCAGCCAGGCCGAGAAGGAAGCACCCAAGCGCCTGGAGTGCCTAGGCCGGTTCACCTACGACGACAGAGACAAGATCCCAGGACAGGGGTAGACATGATCCCTCCCTGTGTCCGGTGCGGATTCGACTACACCAAGGAAGACCTCGTAGCAGGCCAGACAGGCAGGGCGCATATTCCAGCGGAGATAGTCAACGATGTGCAGATGTTCGTCTGTGCAATCGAGTGCAGTGCAGAGGCCGTCGCTAGCCCATACCTGTCCCTCCCTCCCGGATAGAACCCATAATCGCCCCCAAGGGCCAGTGAATTACAACCTGGCCTTTGGGGGTTCCTTATTGCCCCCTGTGCGGCTCTGAGAGCCATTCTAAGCGCCTGTAGCGCATTCTAGGTACAGACTACCCAGGAAGGGGTTTGAGGGCTCTATTTGGCTTACAGGGAGCTAACCGTGCCTGCTGGCCCCAAATCGTAGACGAGGCCGATAAAGGAAACGCTCTCAATTCGAGTCTCGACCGTGCCAGTACCCGAGAAGCGGATCATTCCCAAGTTCAGGTTTGCGATGGTCTCAGTACTCGGCGCTTGCCAGATGAAAGAGAAGTTCTGAACCCGGAAGGTCGTGATGGCTTCCACTCGGACGATAGGAGCGATAGAGCCACACTGAGTGTCACCAACGGTCCCATTCCAAAGCGTGTACCTGATCCTGTCGTTAGCGACCGAGCTAGTAACAGACACCTGAAACTCAGCCTTGTAGGCATGCCCAGCAATCACGGGAACGTTCAAAATGTTGGCACCGGAAACGTTCTGATAAGTAGTTGTCGAGGTGGTCGAAGTGTCCGTGAGAGCGCCCGTGTGAACCTTCCCCTTGACGAGGCGAGTAACAGCCAGACCTCGGGCATACACGTCACCATCGGAGGAGACATCGCCCGTGGCATCCACTGCACCAGCGGAAATGTCACCCGCAGTCATTGAGCCGGCGAAAGTGCTAACACCGCCCACAGTGAGAGTTCCATCGGTTGAAAGATTCCCTCCAACGGATACGGAGCCACCAAACGGGATGCCTGCATAGATGTCGTCAACGGCCGCCTCAACAGCCTCAGCGAGGGCTTCAATCTGTGCAGGTCCATCGGGTGAATCGGTCGGGTCAGGGTAAGGCAGGTTGAAGATGGGAGTGCTTGGCATGTTAGTTCACCTCGTAGGTTCCGGAAATACGCATCGTGTCACTAGTGGCCCACATAAACGGGTTCTGGTAATGGACACTGGTGTTGCTTCCAGTGACAGGAGCGTTCACGCGGATAATCCCGTTAGTAACCGCAGTGTTCAGCTCACAAGCGCCCGTGAACCGGTTGCCAGTGTTGAAGTCTCGACACAGCACATAGGCCACAGATTCCATGCGGGGAGCAACAGGGAGATTGAACCGCCAATAACCCGAGGTGCTGTCACCGAAGGTAGTAGTAGTTCCAGCGGCTAGAGTGATCTGAAAGCTGACCGTCTTCCCCATTTGAATGTATCTGGCAGTCAGGGAGCCATTGCCAACGTTCGGGGAAGCTCCGGCCTCAGTGTTCCAGTTTGGATTGAAAGCCACCCAAGCACCCGACCAGACCTGAGTTCCCACTGTCACATTGGTAGCCGTCAAACTGGTCGCAGTAACCGAGGTGGCGTCGAGGTCTTCAACGAAGGTGTCTCCCTGAACTCCAAGGTTTCCAACCACCTCCACGCTGCTTCCAAACTCGACAGGATCAGTAGTGGTGATTAGAAGTGCGTCAACAGCTTCAGCCAATGCTTGAATCTGCGCAGGGCCATTAGGACTGTTGGACAGTTCCGGATACGGGAGGTTGAAGTTAGTAGTGTTGCCCATAATGTTTAGACCCTTCGGAAAGTAACTGTTGCGTGCACGCTGGCGATGTTGAATACGCTGCTACCCGTAACGCCACCGGATCGCATCCTTGCAGCAACGGTGATTTGAGAGCCGAGACCAATAGGGCCATCCAGCCCAACATCGTAACTCTCGGCACCCATCAAATACTGAGTGGAAGCACCCAGATTGCCGTAACCGCCTGCGGCAATATCGGTATACATTTCGCCCCCGTAACCTCCGGAGACAGTTGCAGCCAGATAGACGAACCTGGGAGTAGCTTCAACATTGTGGACGGTGGCGTGAGCATTGCACATGACAAGAGCCTGGTTAGCCCACTCTGGAACCTGGAACACTGCGGACGCCACATTCACGGAATCAGACGACAAGCTAAAGGAAGTCTCCGTAGCCCCAACACCCTGTTGAAGCCCTGGGAGAGAACCTAGCTCAGTCTGTCCAGGGACAATGATCCGCCCGAGGACGAAATAGCTCGTCTTAAATCGGAGCATGCCGACTACATCACCTTCCTTCAACAGGAGAGGTTCAGTGCCGTTCAATACTGGAACATTCGACAGCACAGCTCCGGCCATACTGATCGTGTTCTCGGAACTTCCCAGGTTCCAGGACATGACACGCCCCTGATGGAAGCCAATATCAGCTTTACCTTGTCCGGTGAACAGAGGTGCTAGGTCATCAGACTTCACCGAGGGCTCCAATCGAGATAGTAGTGCCCTGCCTGCAATCAGCCTGGAGAACACCTGTAGCGTCCAGCGGGATAGTGATTCGTTCAATGATGTGAACTTCAGCCCTGCCCTTGGGAAAAGTAATCTTCACGGGGTCGAGAGGTTCCAGAGCTGGATTGGGTACGGCGGTAAAGTCCACGTTGTAAGGCAAACCAAGTTCCTTGCTGAGAATGCTCGTAGCAGCCGCCGTGGCCTGAGCTGTAGTAGTGATGAATGGGCTTGTGTAGAACCTGGGGACCTTCCCGAAGTTGCCGTAGAAGTAGGTAGGCGACAGCGCGTTAGAGTCCACTACAACGGCTCTCACAGGCTCCTCAGCATCAGTTGCTTCACCCAATGCCACAACGGCGTTATAGACGCCTTCACGGGTTAGCCGACGAGACACAGAGACCAGCACACCATTCCTGCCATGGTTCACAATGAAGACAGGAACCTTGGAACTGGGTGGCGTCTTAATGACAAGCACTCCACGGTGGTCAAAGAACATGACCTTTCCATAGGAGGTAACCAGGTCATTCAGGAACCCGTAACGGTCCTCCTCGGCAATTTGGGAACGGGCAAGAGTCTCAGTGTTGGTTGCGTCATCCCATTCAATGACAGCATCCGGGTACACCTCCCGAACAAGGTCAAGGAAGATGTCACCGAGACTCGTACCGGCCGTGAACTGTCGCGGGTAGAACAGGCGGGCATCAATAACGCCTGACATCCTGTCCTTGGCCGAGATACGGATACTGCCGTCAGGTGCCTCGTACTGTTCCGGCGAATAGATCCTGAAGTAGCCGAGAGGCACATACTCAGCTTCACCGTTTTGAAGGATGATGCCACGCTCTACGAAAATCTCATTCCCGTACGGAGCTAGAAGGCTCGTGGACTTGTCTGGCCATTCACCGAAAGTGGTCATGTCTAGAGTGCCTCGAACGCTTGAAGACGCATCCATTTGCACGTCACCGGACAGGATTGGAATCTCAGTGCCGGACGGGTTGACGCCAGTCTGAAAGGTGGTCACTACTCGTGCCCTGGCTACCATCTGATGACTACCGCGAATGGAGCTCTCAAAAGCTGCGGATATGGTCTTCATTAGACAATCACCGAACTCGGGTCACTGGTGGAATCGACAAGGTCAGCCCAAGTGGAGTAGGCGGCCATCACTTCAGTCCACGTCGCATACATGTTGACGACTGACTGCCAAATGGTGGTAGCGCCAACCACGTCCACGCCTGGAGCGGCAACCTCTTGAAGCTCTAGAGTGAACACGCGCCTATCAGACCTGAGTGCAGCACGCCTCTCATCACTGCCGACAATCACCGCATAGATTTGAGGGATACGACTACCGGAAGGAACCTGCACGAATACGGGTCCACCGGAAGCCAGCAGATAGTCAATATCGCTAGCGGCCTGAGTGGTTGGGGCTGCAATCTCCAGGCTGTAGGAGCGCGCCCCTCGCAGGTCAGTAACAGACACAGGGAAGGAACGGCCAACAACAGGGAACACGCCACCGCGAAACTCTCGACCGATGGAGGACCAATCAACGACAGTCACAGCACGGTTCAGGAAAGGATGCTGGATAGCCTTAATCCACACCGCATCAAGGTCCACCGTAATAGCGGTTGTGTCTGAGCCGGCTCGGTAGGTGACCTCTTGACCTGCGGGAAACTCGTAGTCATCCAACGTGAATGCGCCAGCGAGGACAGTCACCGAAGAACCTCCCCGAACTGTGGTCCAAGTGATTCCATCTGTGGACTTCTCGACAGTGACAGTTGAGCCAACCAGGCCAGAGCCTTCAATGCGAACCCTGGAAAGGTCACCTAGATAGGTTGCGGTAATCGCCATGTGTATACCTCCAATGTGGGGAAGGACTCAGGAAACCCCAAGTCCTTCCGTCTACGCTGCTAGTGCCCTACGGCGAATACCTCTGTTGGTTTCGGAAACCTCGTTACGAACGATGCCCTTAAGCTCCTGGTCACCGATGAACACCTTCACCTCAACAGAGCTGCCACCCTGGAGCGCATGGTTGGGAGTGACACTGCCTGTCTGCCCCTGGCCCATGTGAAGCAGCTCGGGGCCACGCTCACCCACCAGGTAGCTACGGCCGGAGGTGACAGGCCCACCAGAGGCACGAGGAGCCAGCACGGTGCCAACGCCTGTGGTCTGGTTCAGGTAGCGGCGGACCGTGTTCAGGTAGACCGTCTTACCCGTCAGGGAGTTGATGGCCGCCTGAGCCTGATTCTTCTTCCGGAGCAGTTCGGCAATTTCAGCCTTCAGAACAGCTCGGCGAGTCTTAGTCAGGTTCGGGTCCTTCAACTGTGCCCGCGCCGTTGCAAGCTTGGTGGTCAGGTCTTGGATGTCACCCTTCAATGCCATGACCTTGGGTGCGGTCTTCACATCCTTAGACCATCCCTTAATCGACTGGCGAGCCCCGGAGATGGACTCAGACACCTTCCGAAAAGTGGACTGCATCGGGCCAGGGATTTGGGCCACAGAATCCACCACGGACTGAATAGCTCCAAGGACAGTGTCAGCCCAATCGAGGAACGTGCTCGCTACATCGAAGGTCACATTTATGATGCTGCGGAAAACCTTAATGAGCCAATTGAGGGCGTCGATACCCAAAGTGACTCCCTTAATTAGCCCGGTGAACATGGCTGCGAAAAGAGAGCTGTTCTGACCTACTGTGCCGAAGAGGCTAGTCAGACTGGCTGAAAGTTCCTTCATCAGGACGGGAATCTGCGGTCCGATTTCGCGGATGATGTTAGAGAAGGCTTCCATGAGTGGCTTCAGGGTTGGCGTTAGCTCCTTCAGACCCTCACCTAGGTTGCGAACGAAATCCTTCAGCGGACCCTGAGCAATTTCGGAGCCCTGCTTGATGAACGGAGCGAACTCCTTAGCTACCGACTTCATAACAGAGCGCACAGTGTCGAGTACAGGAATGAGCGGCTTGAAAGCGTCAGTCAGTGTCTTCTTTACGCTCGCCCAGTCATCCTCAAACTGCTTCTTAATCTTCTTGTTCTCAAGGAGGAGCTGAAAGCCGAAGCCGAGAAAAGCAGCACCCAAGCCAGCAACTAAAGCGCCGCCCATCATTGTGGCTATAGCAGGCGCGGCAATAGCGGCCACGGAAGCAAGAGCGCCAATAACTACAGGAGCAACCATGGGACTACTCAGAGCACCCTTCAAGCCACCCTGAAAGACAGACGACAGGGAGTCCTTGAGCGAGCCTGCACCAGACTTGATGCTGTCCACGATTCCGCCCATGACACCACCTGAACGGCTGTGCTTTCGGACGCCATCGGAGAACTTCTTAATGTCCTTCACGCCATCAGATACAGCCTGCGTTAGTCCCTTAGTGTCTCCATCGAAACGGACGCGAACGGTTCTACTCGGGTTAGCCATTACTCCACCTCCTCACAATATCGTCAGCCATCTTGTTCCACGCCTTATCAATCTCGTCTTGGTCCTGCTCAACCGTCTTGAAAAACCAGTAGGAGCCCTGACCCAGATGCGGCCGATACTGCTTCAAAAAGTTTGAGCCGAACTCGGAGCCAAACAGAATCTTGTGAGCAGGCTTCCTACGAGAACCAACCTTCTTAGCGCCTCCAGCGACAATCACCGGAACGCGATCCTTCCGGGCCTTAACCGTTCCGGCCACAAGCGCAGACTGCGGAGAATCACTCCTACCGGCGGCCTCAACCTTCCTAGCTAGAAGCTGAGCGAGCGCCAATGTTCCGGTGCGCAATTCGGTGTTGGCATCCTTGGGCAGCTTCCCGAAAGCCTTCAGGGTGTCCCGAACTCCAGTGATACGAACCTTGACTGTCAGTGAATCCTTGGAAGCCATCAGCTATCCCGCTTTCTTTCTCGCCTGCTCCAACAGATGGAAGGCTGTGTTTACGGCTTGCTCGCCCTCTTCTGCCCATTGCGTCGGGGAGATTCCGGTAGCGATTGCGAGGGAGATGCAGGATCGGTAGAAGCTTCCGGCTGGATAAAATCCCCCTCATCAACACCTTCAAAAGACAGATCGCAGGAGTCCTCAAAAGCAGTAAGGGAACCGGTGAACTTGCCAATCCGCTGAGAGGCCAGGTGAGCCAGCTCGTACATGTCTCGCATCTTGATGTCTTCATCCAGTGCGCTAATAGAACGGTCGCCGCCTAGGCGCTCCCACTTGAGAACATCGCGGGCAGTAACCTTCACGTCCCAGGGCTCTCCACCATCTGGAACAACTCGAATATCAATCACTTAAATCTTCTCCCCCTCACGGGTATCGGAGTCGCCGCACTTGCTGCACTTGTAGACCAGCACGTAACGAGTGGCTCCGCTGTATCGAATCTTGTTCACCTGCACCCAATTGTGAGAACAGCCATGCTTACCCAATAGACCTCCCTAAATTCGCAATGCATGCATCCAACATTGCTCGCCCCAAACTGCATCCTGAGCGAACCCGTGTACCTTCTTAAACTTGTTGACCGTCTTGCCAAGCTCGGCATCGAATTCGAAGGAGTACAGGTCAGCCGGCTCAAAGCCACGCGCACCTAGAAGCCATCGAACGGTCTTCACGTCATAACCCTTATCTCCAACGGTCAGAGTGGGTAGCTGCGACAAATCCTCATCCTCCTCGATAGGCATTCCGTCGTTAATCCAGCCTTGAAGCTTGGAGCCAGGACAGGCCGTCGAGTAGACCTCACGGTGTCCCAGGACCTTCAACCTGCGGCCAGCTCGACGCTGAGCATCCTCGTAGAGCCCACGGATTGCCTTCATGGCCTTATCGGTGGGGTTGTCGTTTCCGATGTAGCAGACGCCAATACCAGACGTGTTGTGGCCTGGTGCATGAGCGCCCACAACCAGCCAACCGCGACCCTCGTAAACGGTTCCGTCCTCGTCAACGAGAAAGTTGTAGCCGACATCAGACCAGCCGTTTGAACTCATGTGGAAGTCCTGAATGGATCGCACAGACTGACTCTTAGGGCCTGCACTGTGATGGATTACAAACTCTGTACGAGAAGACCAGGAGACGCGCACAACAGATTTAGGAGTACGCGCCGCCCAGCTCCTACGGGGAACAATCGACATCAGAACTTCAGGAAGGCACGAGTGACCGAGGTGACCGTCTCGTAGTCAACGTAAGCCTTGCCCTTGTCGTCACCAGAAGGCCGACCGAAAGCCCGCTTAACGATGGGGCCAATCAGTCGCACCTCTCCAGCAGGCACAGCAACCACATTCTCGGCAACAGCCAAACCTTCAACGGTCAACGGGGTCTGAATGGTGACATCAACTTCAGCGCCAGACGCATTGTCCACCCACAGAAACACGCTGCCGCCACACTCGACAATGTCCCCATCAACGTTAGCCGCAGTAAGTGCAGGCTCAAGGCCGGTAAGAACAATGTCCTGAGTAACTACTTCAGTTCTAGCCATGATTACGGAGTCTCCCTCGTGTAGACGGGCTTACCGATGCACTGGAGAGTGACCTCCTGCGTTTCGGTAGTGCGAGCCTCGCCACCAACATTCGGAGCCTTGATGCGAACCGTGCCGGTCCACGTCACATGCTCAGCAGCAATATCAGGGTGATGGTCGAGAGTGAACGCGGCATTAGATCCATCGTTCGCGACCAGATAGTCAGAGATGCCAGCGGAACGCCAATCCGAGAAGAACGTGAGAGTGAGCGCATAATCCGGCTCCGCCTCTTCAATAAATTCTCCATCGGGACTGAACGTGTAAAACTTCTCGCCGTCATCGGAGTTGTTCTCCAGAGTCCAGTTAGAAACCTGGGCCTCGAAGTTCGTACCTCCAACGGCAAGTTCAATCAGCTTAAGCTTCCTATTATGTGCGGCCATTAGTGCCACCTTTCGTCAATTACCTATAGGGCTACTTCTACGAGGACTTCATAGCTGGGCAACTCCTGGCTACCCGCAATGAAAGTTCCAGGGTCGGCACGAACGACAACAGCATTCTCGGTGTCGTCAATCGCGTCAGCTACAGAGGTGATCAGTTCTCCGAGCTTCTCTAGTACGCGGTCATTCTCAGGAACAACCAGATAGACGATAATGCGGGCATTAACAGGACCGGAGCCGTAACCTTCCCAAGTGAGCGTAGGAGGCCCCACAAGCAATGCAGGAGGGTCCATATTCGCTCCAGGGTCGTCATACACCCGGACGCCTTCAACAGCCCTTAGAGCCTCATTCAAGGCCGTGCGAACATCAGTGACTACACTCATGCAATCACCGGGCTCCGATAGCGGCCAATCCCGAGGAGCTTCTCAATGTCGGGGTCGTATGAGGGCACTCGTGAGGACCCCAGTTCGCCCATGCTCACCAGGCCATCGGGAGACCTGCGGCGAGTATGCCAACGGCCAGCAAGACGGATAGTCCCAAGGATCAGATCATCTGTGGGAAGTTCACCGACAGGCACGTCCGCATAGTCGAACTCCGTGCGCACTCGTTCGACGTAGGAAATAGAGGCATTGAGCATGTTCGTGAGTCGCACATCATCTCGGGTATCCGACTCATCAATTCCGAGATCCAACTTCAATTCAGTTAGCGTCGGTGGCCAAGCCATAGGGGTACTCCTAACAAGAAAAGAAGGGCCATCCAAGACGTCTCCCAGATGACCCTCAACGACTTACAGAGTGATTTCGACGTTCTTCACGGCGCGAGTACCCTGACGGACAGTCACAGCCGCATACCGCCAAATACCAATCTTGACGGACTCGGGACCACTCACTTCCTCGTAACGGAACCGCAGAAGGTTGGACTCGAACAGCAGAACCTCGGAGGCGTTGAACACAGAGAACGTGTCCGTAAGCGCGTCGCCGTCGTCCATACCATCGGAGACAACAACACCGAAGCTCTTAATGCGACCATCGACGTTCACAGAGCCAACACCCATGACGTTCATCGGACCATCGGAGGCGTCAACAATCAGCGGGCGGTTAGAAGCATCCTTCAGCTTCAGGAACTCGCCGTAACGGTCAGGCGTCATCGCAACAATGTTGGCCGGACGGTACAGGGCACCACGAACGGCAACACCGGCCTCAACCACAAGGTCATGACCGTTAGTGTCCGCAGTACCGAGGTCAACAAACTGCACCTGGGTAGCCGCAAGAGGAGTACCAACCGCAAGCAGGGCAGTACCAATCTCATTCTCAATGACAGCGTTGTACGCGGCCAGAAGGTCACCGTAGATCAGAAGGTCAATAGCGGGGTTGGACATGTCGAGCATCTGGCGAGAAACAACCTGAGCGCCAGCAATCGACTTAGGGGTAACGACAGTAACTTCGGAATCCCAAGCGTCAGCGGAGCCAATAGGGGTGTTCTCGGAAGCCTGCTCGGCCACCTGGGAAGCCGCAGAAGCAGACTGGCCAGGAAGGGTAATCGGGCCAGGGTTGGCACCAAGTGGGATATTCCGAACAACATTGGCCAGAGCGCGACCCTGCTGGGGAAGCATCTCGAATTCGTCGGTCATCCACTTCGGAGGAACAATACCGGTTCCCTGAGTGCCAGTAGACAGCGCTCGGGTGTGGTCAACCAGGCGAGTCTTAGCAAGCTCATCATCAAGCGACTTAGCCCGATGCAGGTCGCCGAAGAAAGAGTGCTCACCGTTCTGCCGGTAATGGCCAGGGTCACGCTCCTTAGCGGTAATGCCAAGAGCTCGGGTTTCAGTCGTCTCAGCGGTGGTAGCCATATCGGCCACCTTCCGGTTACGGTTCTCAATCTCGGTAAGGTCTTCAATCTGAGTGGCGAGATTCTTAGCGGTGTCGCTCTGGTCCTTAACGGAACGAAGCTCATCCTCGGTCAGGTCTCGACCCTCATCAGCGGCCCGAGTCTGGAGACCCTCCATGCTGGACTTGAGAGTGTCGTACTGGTCACGAAGACGCTTAAGGTACGGGTTAGACATGGTGATAGTGCCTTTCTGTTTTTTGGCATGCAGAAATGGCCCACCACGTTTGCTTTGTGTGGTGCGCCTAGTTGGAGAGCCGAGGTGTCAACGTGGCCACGGAATGAGGTGTCGGCATTTCAAGCGGCCGAGGTGTCACCCATTGGGAAGAGGTTGAGGTGTCGAGAAAGCCCCACAGAAGGCCCTGAGAGCCAATCTGAGGGATTTGAATAGCTGCCTGGTACCCGACAGCTAGAAGCACCCTGAAGCCGTTAGATTTCGTTTGAGAGGCTTTTGGTGCTTAGTGGATTTGCTGGGAATCGAACCCAGGTCCCCTCAAGCTCCAACGTGTGGCCTTCTTGAGAGTCGAAACCATCCAAACCCTTAGTGCCTCTGGCGGAGCCTTGTGAACGGGACCATCCCGAACGCCAGATAGCACAGGTGCCAGTCGATCCACTGTCGGCCTGCGCTTGTTGCGGAAACGGGATTCGAACCCGTGACACCTGCGTATGAGACAGGCGTGTTGCCGTTACACCATTCCGCGAAGAACCCCACCCACGAGGAGCAGGGCGGTATTTAAGCCGGAAGGATAGGGAGACCAGCGAAAATCTGTCGGGCTTCCTCTAGCCGGCTCAAGTCCTCAAGTGCCCGAACTTCTTCAACGGTTGCGTTCTCGCCATAAGCACCTTCAAGCACTACAGACACTTCTCGCAGGTCCGCCGTAACCCTCTCGATGACTCCATTGGGAAGCTTGCGATCCTGCCGAGACCTGAAGCCGATGGACAGGTGAGAAAGCACGCCATCCTTAATCAGCTCCAGCGTCTCGTCACCGATAGCGGTCTTGCTGATACGCCACTCTCCATACAGGCCAGCAGCATCGTCACGGAGGACAAGAGTCTTACCGATGAGCGCTCCACCCAGGGCCATGTGCTCGCGGGCAAACGGGATGCGGTGTGCCGCCTCAAGCTGCTTGTTGAAAGCTCCTCGGGCAAACTGCTCGGTCAGCCTGGAATCAATCCGTTGAGGCGTGTTGTACGGAACTGCTAGACCGGTAACTGTCCGACCATCACCACCATTGGCAGCGGAACGAATCTCTAGGTCTGGAACATAGCTGCGGTAAACAATGTCACTGTTACTCATTCATGTCTCCAATCGGAGGAAGGTCTTCCAGAGAGCGCACCTCGTCGAGTGTCATGAAGCCGCTCCTTAGTGCAATCTCGTGCGCCTGGTAGCGGGTGTACGTGTCTGTCCGCAGGAGCCCGTCAACGTTCGCCTTCACCCAAGTGCTACTAGGAAAGTGCTGGGAGAGAGCCTGCTCAAACCTCGCCAGGTGGCCATTCAGGGTGAACTTGAGAAGGTTGACCGCCTCCTGTTCCACATTCGAATAGGTGCGGCTTGACTGCTCAGCACCCAGGAACGAGAGAGGCACACCGAAGATCAGGGCAAGCTCGTGAAGGGTGAACTTGCGAGCTTCCACTAGTTGCAGCTCTTCCGGATTCCAGGACAGTGGAACAAAGTCGGTCGAGGCATTGATTACCGCAACGGTCCTATCTCTCTGAGCGGCAAGCCAAGAAGTTTTAAGCGCAGTTGCTTCACTCTGGGTCAGGTCAGGGTTCATCGACTTCAACATGCCCGTAGGAACGCCGTGCTGGCTTAGAGAGCGAGCCTGACGATTCTGCTCGTGGGCGAGATTCAACGTGTTCAGGTGAGTCTCAAGAACACCCATGCCTCGAAGCTCACCGGGCGCATGAGGACCCTTGATATGGATCACGTCATACGAGCTGAGACCCTTCAGAGTGCCAAAGGAATACTCAATCTCACCAATGGGCAGAACGCTATCCATGCCTGCGGTGACTCGCCGAACTTGAACCATGTCAGACGGAACCGGATTCACAGCAGTCGGGTAACCCTGGTCATTCCTGTCAGCGATAATCCCGACAGCATTACCGTTCCACAGAAGGTCAAGAGCCCAAGAGGAGAACGTGTTAATCCTCGTCTCAGGCGGTGCAGGCTGATACAGCAAAGGAGGAGTGGGGTCAATGCGGGTAACCGGCTGGTCGCCCCACTCACGGTAAGCATGCCAAGGCACACCGCCGATAATGTCAGCAATCAGATTGGATGCACGCCAGGCACCGGGAATGCTCATGCCGTTACAGAACGAGCTAGAGCCCCAATCGGGAGACAGGTGGTCATTGATAACGAACGTCCCTGACTCGGCAGAGATAGTGTCCGTGATCTCGATGCGCTTAGCTCGATTAATAACCCTTCCAAGCATTAGATAACACCTGCTTCCTTACCGGCACCAATCGCCGTAGTGACAATGCCAGCAGTCAGCAGAGCCCAACCGAAACCGGCTAGAACCCATACACCACCGACGATCATGGATAGGCCGACGAACTGAGAAACCTCGGGAATCATCGGAAGATACTTTTTGAACTTGGTCATTAGTAGACAGCGCTCCTAGGGGTAATGGGCTTGATTTCCGGCTCTAGCTCCGACGCGAACACGGCACCAGCCAATGCGGGACACGAGTCAATGCGCCTCTTCTGCTTGCCCTTCTTGAGCTTCCAACCGCCATCAGTGGAGACAGGTACAGCGGAAGCAATCTGGTCAGAGAAGTCCGGTGAGCCGTCATGCACTAGAACCCCATCGACAATCACGCGGTAAGTCTTGGAGTAGGCGAACACCATCTGCTTCCCCTGCTGCGGCATCCGGAAGATAGGCAGGCCATCAGCTTCCAATGTGGGGAGTGTGGGCCACCAGGCTTCATCGGCAGCAATCCAGTGGACGTTATAGGTTGCGCAGACAGAGCGGATGTAGTCGTCAACTTCCTCTTGGTCGATTAGGCCACCATCGGGGAACCAAATCTTCGAGGAAGCCTGCAAGCGGCCATCCGTGCGCCTCTGCAACATGACCACAGCAGCGGAGTCACGCTTGATAGCCATGTCCACGCCAAGCCACGTAGGAAGCGAGGGATCAAACTCGACGTCTCCCTTGCAGCGATCCCAAGCACCGGTAGGAAGCCAGGACTCATCCGAGGGCACCCACTGATTCCAGAAGTAGCGCTTAGCCCTGAACGTGGGCATCGACTTGAACTGAGCCACCAGGCGGGAAACGGAAGCGATACCTGACTCGGCAAGAGGGTTAGCCTGAACGACCCCCTTAGCGATGTCCTCACTGTCAGTCGGATCTAGGTCAGCATCCGCACGCATGTAGAGGAACAGTTCCCCGTCGTCGAAGTCACCTCGGAGTCCGCGGGCTACCTGCCGACCAAACATGGTGTCCAGGTCGAAGCCAGCAGTGGAGAACAGAATCGTTAGGGAGTTCTCACGCTTGGCAGTACCACCAGCAGCCACGTCATAGGCGCTCTCGTGTCGGTCGGTCACCAGCTCGTGAGCCTCGTCAACGATGAACGTGGTGGCCTTGGATCCATCGGCCTGGCGGACAGTCGCAGGGATGCGCCTAGCGCGACCGCGAGAGCCCTTGAGTTGAACGGTGCCTTGGAAGGCCGTGGCGAACTTGGCTAGAGGACCCTCGGAGAACGTAACCCGAATCTCATCCAGGATCATGTTCGCCTGATCGTAGGACGAAGCCATGATGAGAATGTCAGGGGAAGTGCGCCTAGTTGCCTGCGGAGTTCCGTCCTCGTTCCATGAGCCGGCGAAAATACTTGGGCCTGCTAGTTCAACGTCGCCAACCCATCCACCAATGGGAGTCTTCCCGGAACCCTTACCGAGGGAGACGAGGGCGAACCGGTAGCGTCTAGAGCCATCATCGCGAATCTCGTACAGCTTCCACAGCAGCGCCTTCTGCCATGGCTCCAGGCGTACAGGCTTACCGAACCGGTCCCCTTCCCCGAATACGCAAACCTTCTCGATCCACTCACACACTTGCGGGCCGAGAGTACGAGTCACATCGGGGATAGGGCCATTGGAGTCGGTAAGTGCTTTCAGGAATCGAGGAGGTAGTTCATTAATCCAGGAAGTCGTCAAGGTCATCACCGGAATCACCGGAAGTCACACCAAGAGCAGTCCTGGAGCGTGGCGAAATCCCGAGAGCGCCCTCAATCATGCGCAGCTCACTAGACAGGCGAACCACAGAACCAATCTCGTTACTCGAAGGATTGTCCTTGGATTCAACAGCCGCCATCGCCTTATCGGCTAGCGCATACAGCCTGAACAGGCGAGTCACAACCAGGTAGTCAGACTCTTCATCGACAATGGAGGCGGTAGCGGAACCCCAAAACGTGTCCCACTCAAACACGAGGCTTTCGGGAAGGTTCTCGGGCGGCTCGGGTACATCACCTACGCGGGCTTCAATCGTCTTAGCCTTGTTGCGTCGGATGCGGTCATTCGAGTTCTTGGGAAGCTGCGGCATATCGGTCCTTTCAATGGGGGTTGATATGGGAGATGCGTACAAAAG